AGCACCAGAGCTTATTGGTGCAGTTGGCGGAGCTATAGCAGGACAAGTCGCTATACCTATTCCTGTTCTTGGAGCAGCCATAGGTGCTGGAATAGGAGCTGGAACAGGTCAAGGAGTAGAAGAAATCGTTGAAGCTGGAGCTGGCGTATCAAAACAATCAGCAGGAGATATAGCTAAAGACATAGCAACAGAGGCGGCTATAGGTTTTGTTGGAGATGGATTGTTCGGATTACTTGGTAAGGCTTTTGGTGTTGGTAAAAAATCATTGCAAGCTGGTAAAGAATTAACGTCTGAAGAGCTGGAAACAGCAGCCAAATCAATTGATATGGGTATATTGCCTACGTTGTCAGCTATCAGGGCGCCATCAGTTATTGCAAGAGCGCAAGGCATTGGAGAAAAAATATTCAAGACATCTGATCGTTTAAAACAAAACAACGAAGTTATGTCTAAAAAAATAAATGAGTTTACTCAAATGAGCGGATCTAGTACAGCAGACGAAGCTGGTGAGGCTTTGTTGCGAGGTTTAAAAGAAGATAACGCAGCTTTACTTAAAGCAGAAGCAGAAGCAAGAAAAGCTGTGTTAAAACAATTTGAAGATACAGCTAATGCGTTTGCAAGTCCTGGTATGACTAGAAACCCTGATATAGATAATCAAATATTTGAACTTTTTACAAATGCACAAGAACAATTTAACAAAAATATGAAAACAACATTTAAAGCTGTTGATGATCTTATGGGAGAACAACTAGGTTCAAGAAACTTTATTAGCGTAAAAGATTTACAACCAAAAGTTTTAACAGCATTAGATAGTTTAAAGGGAGCAACTGGTAAATCTTTTGAAGATGCTAAAGGACAATTAAGTTTGTTAAATTCATTAATAAAACAAAGAGGTAATAAAGCGTCTTTTAATCAATTATATAATGCAAGAAAATCTACAAATGATTTAATCATGTCTGGTGATGCGACTGTAGGTAGAGTTTTAAAACCTATTTTAGATGATATAGATAATGTTATGAGCCGTGAAAATTTAGAAATTACTGCTCAAGGCGCAAAATTAACTACTGATGAAGCAACAATGCTAACTGAAGCTGGAGAACAATTAAAAAAAGCAAGAGCTGATTTTAAAAAAGGTAAAGATATACTCGAACAACTACAAGGTAATGCAGTATTAAAAAATCTAGAAGACTTTGTAAAAACAGGTGATAGAGATGCTAGACGTTTAGCTGTTGATCCTCAAATATTTAGAGATCTAATTAAACCAAACAAGCCACAGTTTTTACAAGGAGCTATAAAAGTATTAGATGAGTTTGGTCAGCCTGGTGATGTTCTTAGATTTAGAGAGGAATTATCAAACAATTTTGTTAAAGATGCTTTAGCTAAATCAGGTATAGACTCTATAAGTCCTAAAGATTTTAGTGGTAAAGCATTTGCTGATGCTATTGATAGTTTGGGAACAAGTGGAGATGTATTGTTTGGTGGAGCAGATAAATATAATGGTATTAAGGCTTTAGCTAATCAAATAAGATTAACATCTATAGATAAAATGGATGATACTGTTATTCAAAATATTGTAGATCAAGGTGGTAGTGATACATTAAGAGGATTGTTAAATAGTGTTAAAGATGCACAAGTTAATTTAGGTAATTTACAAGCAAGTAATGTTAGAAAAAAATTAGCTGAAGGTACTTTAAATTCAACACAAGCTGGTGAGTTAATAGCGAACAATTCTACAAAAGCAAATGAAATAACTGACATACTTACTTATTTCAGAACACAAAACGATGAAGAATCAATTAAAAAAATTCAAGGTTTCTTTATGAACAGTCTTATTAAAGACTTTGGTGAAACTGTTATGACAGATAGTAAAAAATTGGGAAAGTTTGCTGATCGTATGTTAGAAGCATCAAAAGGAAATAAATTAAATGTTCTTTATGGTGATAGAATGGGCAAAGATATGACAGAGTTCGCTAAGATATTAAAGTTTAACGCAAGAACTGCTGAAGGTGGTGATCTTGTGGCTGCTAATATAGCTGCTAGTCCTCTGCAAAATTTAGGTAAATTAGCAAAGTTTACTGTGTTAGGTAGATTTTTAACATCAGCTCCTTACTATAGTCAGATAGTAAAACAATATAAAAATGGTGTAAGAACTGCAAAAACAGACGCAGAAAGGGCTATGACACTAGGACAAGTGATAAGAAACTTCATGTCGCAAGCGCCTGGTCAAATGTTTCAAGAAGGCGTAAACGAAGGTGCAGATCAAATAGAAGCTCTTGCAGACAACTACGGAGTTACCTCTGCTGTTCAAAATACAGCTAATCAAGTCCGAACAAATGTTCGTAATCAAACACCAGCAGGTACAGGAATAAACGTAACTCCACCCGCAGCTAACACAGGATTAGGAGCAATCAACGTAAATTCACCAGGCACAGGAGCTTTGTTAGGTCTTAGTCCTGTAAATCAAGCAATAGCAGCAAGGCAAACACCATGAACATAGATGAGTTGAGAGAAGAATTAAAAGAAGATGAGGGTTGTAAATATGAAATTTATAACGATCATTTGGGGTATCCGACTTTTGGGATTGGGCATTTGGTTAATGATTCTGATTTAGAACATGGGCAAGAAATTGGAACAGAAGTATCAGAAGATCGAGTGAACGAGTGCTTTGCTAAAGATGTAGAAGTAACAATAGATGAATGTAAAAAATTATTTGATACCTTTGATGATCTACCAGAAGAAGTACAAAAAATCTGTGCGAACATGATGTTTAATATGGGTCGTCCTCGTTTATCCAAATTTAAGAAATTTTGTGCAGCTATAGCTGATGAGGATTGGCTCGAATGTGCCGTGCAAATGGAAGATTCGAGATGGCATAAGCAAGTCACGAACCGTGCAAATCGTTTAATAAAAAGAATGGAAGCTATAGGTATTAGAGAGCAAGTCGCTTAATTATTAAGTGTTCCTAAACCTAAACGAGTAACATTATCGTCTTCTTTAAATCTATTTGAATAATCTTTATCGACCCATATACTAATTTGTTGGCGCACATTGCGTCTTTCATCGTCACATATACGTTTTAATTTATGATAAGTATCAGTATCTATACCAATGGACTTGAATTTTTTTGGATCTGCCATTACAATAACTCCCATGTATTACAATAATAAACGAATTATAACCCGAAAAGTTGGGAAACCCAACAAGTATTTCGCAAAAAAAACTGTGGCTATGGGTCTAAAGTTTGATTCTCGTTGGGAAGCAGAACGCTGGGGTCAATTAAAAGCTATGGAAAGAGCTGGTGTAGTTGACCAATTAGATAGACAAGTTAAGTATGAATTAAAAGTCAACGACAAGAAAATATGTGATTATATTGCTGACTATACATATTTATTAATAGAAGAAGATGGATCGTCCAGATTCATCGTTGAAGATGCTAAAGGCGTTCTTACGCCTGAGTTTAGGTTAAAGAAAAAACTTATGCTTGCCATACATAATATAGATATTTTATTAAGTTTTAAAAAAAAATGATAGATCAGGTATTGACTTTATTGTAACTAGTGCTATATATGAAGTTCTAGCGTAAATAAAAAGGAGGTCAATTATGACATCATTTACAAATTACTTTGAGATGGATGACCAGAAACTCATCGAATCTCGTAAGTCTCTTGAGAAAGAGATGGAGTCTTTGAAGAAAGACTTGCAGACTATCAACGAAGTATTTGAACACAAGTATGGTAATACTGCTCGTGACAAACTTAGAGAAGCTGGTAAGGACTTTGGTTCTACTAGTTTTATGATAGCAAATAACATTAAACTTAATGCTACATTCAGAAAGAAAGTAGAGTGGGATCAAGCTGGTCTAATGACTGTACTTGATACTCAAATGGATGCAGAGGATGCAAGACACTATGGTAAGATAAGTGTTACTATAGAAGAAAGAAAGTACACATCTGCTCCTCCATTTATCAAAGCTCTTCTTGAGCCACATAGAACTGTGGACTTGGCGGGTGTAACATTTAAATTGGAAGAGGTAGAATAATGGCATTGAATATTATTACAGCCGAACAACGTATGGCTGAGAAAAAAGGTCATAAGATTGTTGTGTGTGGTCAGAGCGGAGTGGGTAAAACCACTCTTGCTCGGACTTTAGATGCAGATACTACATTGTTCATGGACTTAGAGGCGGGTGATGCGGCTATCGAAGGGTGGCCCATAGACGTTATCCGTCCTAAGACATGGGCTGAATGTCGTGACTTTGCATGTTTTTTAGGTGGAGGTAATCCATCATTAACTGACGACCAAGCCTATAGCCAAGTGCATTACGATCATGTTGTGCAAGAGTATGGCGATCCTTCTGAAATGATGAAAAAATATGACACTATATTTGTGGACAGTATTACTGTAGCAGGTAGATTATGCTTTCAGCATTGCATGGGTCAACCTGAAAACAGAACTAGAAACGGTACAATAGATACTCGTGCTGTTTATGGTATGCAAGGTCGTGAGATGATGTCATGGCTTACACATCTACAACATATTCGTGAAAAGAATGTAATTTTTGTTGGCATTCTTGATGAAAAAGTTGATGATTATGGTCGCAAACTATTTGATTTACAGATAGAGGGTGCAAAAACTGGTCGTGAATTGCCAGGTATTGTGGACGAAGTTATCACAATGGCAGTTATGACAGGTGACGAAACAACAGGCACATATCGTGCTTTTGTATGTCAGACGTTAAATGAGTGGGGGTATCCAGCAAAAGATAGATCGGGCAAACTCGATGTATTGGAAGAGCCACACTTAGGTAAACTTTTGGCTAAAATGAGTGGCGGATCAAAGCAAGCAGATAAAGAGCTTACATTTGTTGATCCCGCTAAACAACCAACGTCTAGCAACGAAGGAGTAACTAATAATGCTTGACTTAAATAATATAACCCCTGATGAGGGTAATGACTTTTCTTTAATACCACACGGAACTATTGCTCGTGCAATACTTTACATCAAACCACAGATGGATGGAGTTACGATTCCAGACTTGGCTCAAGATGCTATCTTTAGGCAATCAGCTACGTCTTCTGCTAAGTGGATTGAATGTGAGTTTACAATCATAGGCGGTCAGTTTGACAAGCGTAAGGTTTGGCATAACTTGTTCTTTGACGGTGATAAGAAGAATGCAAGTGGAGTGTCTATGTCTAAAGAGATAGGACTTAGAACACTTAGGGGTCTTGTTGACAGTGCAAAAGGATTAAGTCCTTCTGATATGTCTCCAGAGGCAAATGCTTTGAGACAAATACCTAGTCTTGAGGCAATCAACGGTATGGAATTTTGCATAAAGATTGCAGTTGAAAAAGGCACAAACGGTTACGAGGACAAGAATAAAATGCTTGCACCTATAACTGTTAACCAAGAAGGTTACATTGGCGGTGGTAATGCACCAGCACCTGTGCAACCGACTGTGCAAGCTCAACCGCAAGTGCAACAGCCTCAAAGTGGTGTAACTCCATCTTGGGCAAATAAATAGGTTTCTACGAATATCTAGCGGCAAGACTGACCTTCGTCTGCTAGAACTCGTT